CAAGGTTTCCAGTATTTTAATTCTGCGTCTCTTCAGGATGTTTGGCCTAATGGTTTTGCTGTTGTAGCTCCTGTGACCTGGGAGACCTGCGCATATACTGCTCGTTATGTCATGAAGAAGCTCACCGGCCCTGAAGCTGAGTTTTACGAGAATTTTAACATTGTTCCTGAGTTTTCGCTCATGTCTCGCAAACCTGGTATTGCTCGCCAGTATTATGAAGATCATCCCGACCTATATGAACACGAGTTCATCAACATTTCGACTGAGAAAGGAGGAAGGAAGTTTCGACCTCCGAAGTATTATGACAAGCTCTTTGATGTCGATTGTCCGGAAGAATCTGCCAGACTTAAAGCTGTTCGTCAGAAGATGGCAGCTGAAGCGCAGAAAGCAAAACTACAGAAAACCACACTTAGTTATTTAGACCAGCTTGCTGTTGAGGAACGCAACCAGCTGGCCCGAATAAAATCATTAAAAAGGAGTTCTATCTAATGCGTAAGAAAATGAGTCCTAAGAAAGATAAGAAGGTCTTTCGTCGTACTGCTGCGAAGTCTAAGAAGATTAACATTAATCCGACTGTTTTTAGAGGAGGTATCCGGTTGTGAATTGTCCTTATAATCCTGATTTTGTTTGTCCTTATCCTTTGGAGGATGATCCTGATGTTTGTTGTAGTTGTTTTCATGAGGAGGCTTATAAATGAAATATGGTGTTTATTCTATTCGCGATGCCCGCACGGGCTTTCTCCCGCCTACGGTAGATCAGAATGATTCTTCTGCTATGCGGAATTTTGCTCATGCCTGTATGCAGAAGGAAAGCCTTCTGTTTTCTCACATTGAGGATTATGCTCTCTGTAAGATCGGCGAGTTTGACAATGAGACCGGCACGATCTCGACGCAGCTTCCCGAAGTTATTTTGGATGGTACGTCCATCCAGAGAAAGGATGTTTGATTATGTATGATGGAAAGTTTGTATTCTCTACTCAGTATCGTCCGCGAACTCGCTTCATTTCAAATGGAGGTCAGCGCGAAAGGATTCTCTATCAGCCTAAATTTGATGAAAATGGAGTTATGGATCTCGTTGAATCTGGCAAAGAAGACCTTTATGATTTCATTCAATCCCACGCCGAAGCCGTCGATATCCACGTGATTCTTGCTCGATTTCAGAACGGCGACGTTGACGCGCTTTCGCGTGTCCAGGGCGCTTATGGTGATTTTACCAATATGCCTACCACTTACGCTGACCTTCTGAATAGGGTCAATGAAGGTCAGAGCTTTTTCAATTCTCTTCCGGTTGATATTCGTGCGAAGTTTAACCATAACTTTGCTGAGTTTATGGCCGGTATGGACAAGCCTGATTTCCTCGACAAGCTCGGAATCAAGCCCGAGCGAGAGTCTGACCCGTCCCAGGAGGAAAAACCGGCTGTTGAGCCGAAAAAGGAGGTTACCGAATGAACCGCAATGTTGAATCTCATTTCGCGCTTAATCCCACGAATATCGATATCCGGCGCTCGACGTTTGATCGTTCGCATTCTCTTAAGACTTCGTTTAACGTTGGTGACATTGTACCTTTTTTCCTTGACGAAGTATTACCGGGAGATACGTTCAACGTGGACACATCAAAGGTTGTGCGTCTGCAGACGCTGCTCACTCCGGTCATGGATAATATCTATCTCGACACATATTTCTTCTTCGTACCGAACCGGCTTACTTGGTCTCATTGGAAGCAGTTCAACGGTGAAAATACGGAATCTGCGTGGATTCCTCAGACAGAGTATGAAATTCCTCAGATTACTGCTCCTGCTGATAGCGGATGGTCTGTTGGAACTATTGCCGATTATCTTGGTATCCCTACTGGCGTTCCTAATCTTTCCGTTAATGCTCTTCCCTTCCGAGCTTATGCCTTGGTAATTAATGAATGGTTTCGTGATGAAAACCTATCTGACCCGCTCGTCGTTCCCGTCGATGATGCTACTGTAGCTGGCGTTAATACTGGTACGTTTGTGACTGATGTTGCGAAAGGTGGTCTTCCTTATAAGGCTGCTAAGTATCACGATTATTTTACAAGCTGCCTTCCGTCCCCTCAGAAAGGTCCGGATGTTTTGATTCCCTCGGCTACGTCCGGTGAATATCCTGTTGTTACCCGTGAACAGCCTCACGATCCCGGTGGATATGTTTTGACCGGTGTTTCTAATATTTCTTTTGCTTCTGGAGATCGACCGGTTAATATCTATGATTCTCTTGCTTTCAAGCCTGTTTCTGCTGGTTCTAATTATGCTGGCATTACTGGTTTTAGTGGTGGTGCTGACAAGCCCGGTTTTGATCCTGTTAACCTTTATGCTGTTTCTTCTGGCGGTCTCGGTGCTTCGATCAATCAGTTGCGCATGGCGTTCCAGATTCAGAAACTCTATGAGAAAGACGCCCGCGGTGGTTCCCGTTATATCGAGATTCTTAAGTCTCATTTTGGTGTGACTTCTCCGGATGCCCGTCTTCAGCGTCCTGAATATCTCGGTGGCAACCGTGTTCCTATCAATATCAATCAGGTTGTGCAGCAGTCTGCAACTGCCTCCGGCGAGACTGCACAAGGTACTGTCACCGGCATGTCTGTTACTACGGATACGCATTCTGATTTTACCAAATCTTTCACGGAGCATGGTTTTGTCATCGGCGTTATGGTCGCTCGCTACGATCATACTTATCAGCAGGGCCTTGAACGTTTCTGGTCTCGTAAGGATCGCTTTGATTTTTATTGGCCTGTTTTCGCCAATATCGGCGAACAGGCTGTGAAGAACAAGGAGATTTTTGCCCAGGGCCCTGGCGTTAAGGATTCTGCCGGTTCTGTCATTGATGACCAGGTTTTCGGCTATCAGGAAGCGTGGGCTGACTACCGTTATAAGCCGTCCCGTGTAACTGGTGAGATGCGTTCCCAGTATCCGCAGTCTCTTGATGTTTGGCATTTGGCTGATGATTATTCCGCTCTGCCTATGCTTTCGGATTCGTGGATTCGTGAGGATAAAGCTAACGTTGATCGTGTGCTTGCTGTTACTTCCAGCGTCAGCAATCAGCTTTTTGCTGATATTTACATCAAGAACCGGACTACCCGTCCTATGCCTATGTACTCTATCCCTGGTCTGATTGACCATCATTGAGAGGTGATTCTATGACTTCTGGTAAGGATGCTGCTCAGGTTCAGAGTGTTCCGGCTGTTGGAAATTTGGATTCTGCTCTTTCTCGTATCACTCGGACTGCTTCAGAAAACACCGCCAGGAGCGCACAGTTGGCCGCTGAGCAACGCGATTGGCAGGAGCGTCAAAATGCCCTTGCTATGCAATTCAACGCTCAGGAAGCCGCTAAAAGCCGTTCCTGGCAGGAATACATGAGCAATACTGCTCACCAGCGTGAGATTCGTGATCTTAAGGCAGCCGGTTTGAATCCGGTGCTAAGTGCTATGGGAGGTAACGGCGCTGCCGTTACCTCCGGTGCTACTGCTTCTGGCGTGACTTCTGCCGGTGCTAAAGGTGAGGTTGATACTTCTGCTAATTCTGCTTTGGTTCAGATTCTTGGCTCTGTTCTTTCGGCGCAGACACAGCTTCAGACTGCTAATGTTAATGCTCGTACTCAAGAGGCCGTAGCTGACAAGTACACCGCTATGGAGAAGCTTGTTGCTCAGATTGGCGCCGATGCTTCTAAATATGGTGCTCAGCTTGGTTACGCTGGCTCTAAGTATAATGCTAATATGCACTATGTTCTTGGTAAGTATCAGACTGATAAAGGATTTGAGAATCAGGTTTTTCTTGAGCAGAACTATCCTTCGAATTATGTTCAAGCTGTCAATTCTATTCTCAAGGCTCTTGGCCTTGATGTTACTGGCGGTTCTACTTCCGGTGAAGGTTCTGTTTCTGCTGAACAGTACGCTAAGCTTATGGAAAAGTATAATGCTGCTCTTCTTGGTTCAGGTCCAAAACGTTCTAAGCATCAGAGATAAAGAAAACAGAAAGCTCCGGAGCTCTGCTTCGGAGTTTCTGTTTTGCCTGCAAGCGTTAGTGCGCACAGCGAATAGATATGCACCAGCGAGCGCCAGCGAGCGAACACAGCCCCATTACTCTCTTGATGTAATGGGGCTGAGTGACACCACGAAAAGCAAAATGCTCTCTTTAGGTTATTGACAAGCTATGAATATATGATAAACTAATGAATATAATAAACTGTAAGGTGATTAAATGAAAAATGATGATAAAGATAAAATGCTTGATGATTTTTGTCTACAGATGCTTTTGCTTGTAGGAGCTGGTGTTGCTCTACTTGTTATTGTTTCTTATTTCTTGTGATGGGGATACGATATCCCCATATAAAGAAGGTGATTTCTTGCCATGCTATCATCCGCTTAAAGCCTTTGTCTTAGGCGAAAAAGACGGTAAACGGTTGCTTAAGGTGACGTGCTATGAGGTAGATCACCTCGAGCGTTCTGGTGAAGGTTTTGCGTGTTGCACACATCCCGCTTATGGCCGTTCCGGTGATGTTACGGAGTTCATCGAAATTCCTTGCGGTAAGTGTTCCGGTTGTCGGCTTCAGCGTTCGCGTGAATGGGCTAACCGTTGTATGCTTGAGCTTGAATATCATAAGTCCAGTTACTTTGTTACGCTTACTTATGATGATGCTCATGTTCCGATTCATTACTATTCCGATCCTGAGACCGGTGAGGCTCTGCCGAGTATGTCCCTTGTGAAGCGCGATTTTCAGCTTTTTATGAAGCGTCTCCGAAAGAAGTTTGGTGAAGGTATTCGCTTTTTTGCTTCCGGCGAGTATGGTTCCTTGACGTTCCGCCCGCACTATCATGCAATCATTTTTGGATTGGAGCTTGATGATCTCGTTCCCTATAAACGTTCTGTGCAAGGTTTCCAGTATTTTAATTCTGCGTCTCTTCAGGATGTTTGGCCTAATGGTTTTGCTGTTGTAGCTCCTGTGACCTGGGAGACCTGCGCATATACTGCTCGTTATGTCATGAAGAAGC